AATGATGTCTCTCATGCTGAACACTTCAGAATACAAAGCACCCATCTCAGGTGGCGATTGATAGACCATGCACTCTCGTATCTGAACTACCAACCTCTCCATCTCTTGTTGCGCCAAAACCCTATTTAGAGCTTCTTCCATCAAGTTAACGTCATCCGAGAAAACTACAGTCCTAGCCTTCTCCTCTGAATCCCTTATGTGCGCTTCCAACTGCTCCTGTAGCTTGAAGAACTCAGTCAGGTTCTTGACTATTTCAACTTTGACTTGAGTTTCGTCAACAGCAACAAAATCAGATTTTTTAGGCTTTCCAACAGGCTTTGCAACTTGAGGTTTAGGCTTACCGCCAAAGAATCCAAGAAGCGTACCCCAGATTCCTTTGACTTCTTTACCAATGGCAACAACTTCATCAGCAGTGCGCTTAATAGAGACAAACTGTTCTTTAGCTTGCTTGTAAAGGTCACAGCCAGCTTGGATGTTTTTGACCAAGCCAGCCGCAAGAAGACAAATAGAGATTGGGTCAATTTTGTGTCCTTAACGCATTTGCAATTGAGGATTCATACCAGACATAGAACTTTGCCTTGGAGATGCTCCCAAAATGTTCAAAATTTGAGTTTGATCTTGGCTAGTCAAATCATTTGCAGATGGTTGCTGAACCAAGTCAGGCGGCATTTGAAATTGCTGTTCTTGAGTTGGTTGTTGAATTTCTGGCTGTAAATCAGGTGGTATTTGAAATTGATTTTCAGATGCTTGGGGTTGTTGGGCAACAGGTACTTGTTCTTGAGTTGGTGCAATAAGACGAGTAATGGCACTTAATGAAGGTGCTGTTTGTTCCAAAGTCGATGGTATCTTTGTAAGTGCATCAAGCGTATTTCTAGATGCTCCTGTCAATGAACCTTGACGCAAAAAGTCAGCACCTTCAGGAGTCAACAGCATCTTCATTAACTGTTCATCAGAAAGACCTTGTTTTTTAAACAATTCGTTAATGGTAGTCATGGCTACATCAGCACCTTTTGCTGGTGGATAACCAGCACCAGTACCTACAACAGCAGATATACCACGTTGCAAGTCAGAAGCAATAATTTTCTCAGCTTCAACCGCTGGTTGAGATACCCTCATTTTTCGTGTAAAGACCAAGGCATCCTTCATTCGCTTATCAAACTCTACGGCATTTGCACCCAATGCGCTAGTTAATGCATTCTTTTCATTATCTTTAAGAGTCGCCCAATTCTTTGCTAACTTTTCCAAGTCTGTAGTAAAAATACCAGCATCATTTTCACCTTTAGCTTTGTTTACAAAATCATCATAGACATTTTTGTCTATAAAGTTAAGAGCCTCTTTATTTGTGTTTTCAACAGTCTTCCTAAACAATATTTGCTGTTCAGGTGTAAGTTTTTGATATGCAGAATACAATTCTGGATACTCTATAGATTGCAATGATTTATCCTTAATAAAGGATGGAATTCCTTTAGACATAAATTCATTGTAAGCATCGGAAGCATCAGAAATGTTTTTTCTAGCAAGAAGAAGAACTCCTGTTGCCGCCTTATCTTCAACAGATTTTGCTGTTAATCTTGATGCTTTTAAATCATTGGCAGTTGCTCCAAATAATGCTGAAAACATACGTTGCTCATCAGAGATAGAAAGGTCTTTTATCAAAGACTCTCCCAAAGATGCTTGTTTACCAAACTCTGACATTCTTGCCTGAACAGATCGAACATCCATTTTATTGTTAGGTCTAAGATTTACAGCAATATTAGTTTGCAAGCTGTCTAAATACTTCATTGCGGCTTTTGCAGAATCAGTATTTGAAACTTCAAACTGTTTCTTAAGTTCTTCTATCTTGTTAAACAAGTTTGTTGGTTCAATAATTCCTCTTTCTTGACCATATTTAAACGCAACATCAAATTGACGATTACCAGCATCATTGCGCTTTATCTTTAACTCATCTGCTTGTCCTGCAATTCTTTCAGCAAGTGTTTGGGCGACTTGTTCTCCACCACCGATTGGCATACGACCAGATGGGCGCATACCTTGAGTAGCAAAATTAGTAGCGGCTTGATCAAATTTGGCAAACAATTCAGCATATTCAGGTTGTGAACGCAACTTTTGAATAGCGGCGGCAATGATTGGACTATCTGAACCTTGTCCACGCAACATGAATTGCCTAAAAACATTTTGTCCTTCAATAGGAACATTTTCTTCAATGAACTTATTTAGTTTTCGGCTTTCTCGCAAACCTTGTATACCTTTAAATCCAGCACGAGTCAAATTTCCAATAGCATAAGCACCAGATGCAAGACCTTCAGGTAAACCTGTTGCTTGAGATAAAGCCACATCACCAGCACCAAGACCTGTGCCTAATAAAAGACCTTTTGTTCCAGCACTAGGAATAGCCGCACTACCAGCGCCTTGTGACATCCTAAAAGCATACGCCTGTTCTTGTGACTGAGGTTCATTTTGAATGCCAAGATATTTTGTTCCTAATTCACCTAAAGATGGAACTTGCTTTCCTTGTGGTGCAAGGTAGTTATATCCAGCGGTAGCAATATCAGGAATTGCTGTAAACAATCCTGCAATACCAGATTGCATACCACTACCAATAGCGCCAATAGGGACATCAACACCACCAACAGTAACAGTTGCTGTTGCTTGCATCTGGCGATTAAGTCTCTCCATTTCAGCCATGTATTTATCAATAGATGGCTTATCATTGGATTGTAATGCTTTACGCAATAAAGGTCGAATTGCATCTTGTTGAGCAATGATGCGTTGTTGTGCTTCAACATTAGTCTGAGGTCTTTGGGTTGCCATGATTAACCTTTATTTAATTACGCCAGATTTTCTAAGTGCATCAATTGCTTGTTGTTTTGTTGGTTTTCCACCATTAAAGTCAATAAATCGTTGAATCTTTGCTTCATCATTTGATGGCGCTGGCGCATTAGCACCTTGGCGGTTCTTAATTTTTTCTTCTGCTCGAATAGTTCTAGCAGTTGTCATTTTTTCAATGCCAGCAAAATATTTATCAATATCTGCCAAATCATTTTTGTAATTTGGAGAGACTGGGTCAAGTGTTGCCGCTTTGTTTTGAATTGTTCTTAATTCTTCCAAGTTCAATGCACCAAAACCAGTAGCTCCAGTTTTAGACTGCGACTTTAAGTTTGCCAGTTCTTCAAAAACAGCATTTGCTCTGATTCTTGAATTATTGTTTTCCAAGACTCTAGCTTCTGTAGAACCAAGAGATAAAACTTTACCTGTGAGACCAGTTGTAAGTGGATTGACAAGATTTGAAGTATCCGTAATAAGTTTTCTAACACTTTTAATGTTTGATAAAGCATTATTCATACTTTCAGCGGCTCGTGTATCTTCTTCAAGTTTTGCAATTTGTTTATCAGATTCTTCTTTAGCTTTTAATTGTGATGCCGCAGTAGGAACAGCAGTTACACCTTTTGTAACTTGAACAGGTGCAGATGGATTAATTAAACTAGGAATTGATGTTGGAGTTGCTTGAGAAGTAGATGCCACAGGATTAATGGTTGAAACTTCACCAGTTGTAGAAACAGGCGCTGGTTCAGGAGTTGGAGCAGATATTCCTGAAGACTTTAAATATTTAGCCAAATTGGGTGCGGCATCATTAATATTTAAACCTTCAATAATATACATTTGACCTGTAATTGGGTCAATTTGTGTTTTTGGCTTACTTTCATTTGCAATAATCCAACGAGTATTTGCTAATTCTTTTGCTGTTGGTTTATAAGTTGGGTCTATTGCTAATTTTTCTTCTAAAGCAGAAACAGATGCACGTTTTTGTGCTGAATCAGTTAATGACTGTTGATAATTTAATGCCTTTTGTGCTTGTGCTTGTTTAAGTTCAATTCCAGCGGAAGATTCTTGTATTTTTCTTCCCTCTTGAGCAACAGCCATTGCAAACTGTTGGTCACCAGATTGAGCCGCTAACTGTGCAACCTTCATGTATGAAGTAGGGTCAGATGGGTCTAATTGACTAGCCAACTGCTGACGCTGAGAGATCATCTTCAACTGAGGGTCTTCACCGCCCAATGCACCACCAATAGCACCACCTAGCTTTTGACCAGCAAGAAAAGTCCCATAGTTAGCCCTAGCCATTGGGTCAAGCTGTGCGTACTGCATAGCCTGTGCCTGTTGTGCTTGCTGTTGAGCAAGTTGGTACTGTTCAGGAGTAGTAAATAAACCGAGAATTTCTGATGCCATGATTATTCCTTAATAGTCGTAAATTGGTGTTCCAGATGAACTAAATTCATTTCCCATATTATCGAAATAATTACTTTGTCCACCAAATTTTCCACCAAACATTTTTTCAAACCCAGTTTGCAGTCTTGGACTATTAGCTAATCCAGCATACAAACCAGCAGTAGGACTAAATCCAGCACCACGTTGTTGTGTTTGAGCCGCCGATAATCCACCAGTCAACAATGATTGACCAACATTAGCACCCGCTGTAGCGGCTCTACCGCCCAACTGAGCGCCAATATCTAAAGATTGTTGTCCAAGCGACTCAATGGTCTGACCAGCACCCAAATAGGCTGTAAATGGGCTTAATGCGCCAACCTGACCAGCTTGATACTGACCTAATATATTAGCGCCTGTACCAAACAGTCCAGTACCAAACGCAACATTCTGTTGACCAGCTTGTTGTGCTTGTGCCGCCAACTGAGCATCCTGTTGAGCAATAGCGTTGTAGTAGGCTTCTAACTCAGGTGTTGTAGCACCCAAGCCAGCCGCACCACTTGGTCGCATACCTGTAGCACCTACAGACAATCCACCACGACCTTGCTGGAACAACTGGTTCTGCAACTGAGCCATCTGACGTTCACGGCTAGGAGCAAGCAAATCCTGTTGCTGTTGGATATATTTAGCCGCAACCTGTTCAGGACTTTGTGCAAGATACTGCTGACCCAATCCAAATAAGCCTGTAGCCGCAGTCTGCAATGGCGCATACTGTTGTTGAGCCTGTTCTGCTTGAGTTAAAGCACCACCAGTAAGACGGGACAAACGATCTTGATAGGCTCTTAGTTCAGGGCTAACTGTATATCCAGCACCAGTTAAGTATCCTTCAGGCGACATTTGAAAGTTAGAACTACCATAACGGGTAGTAATTCCAACAGGGCGAAATCTTGCCGCTTCAGCCGCTTGTTGAGCCGCATAGCGTTGAGCCGCCGCAGATGTATTTGCCGCCGCTTCTGTTGCGCCAGCTTGTTCTTGCGCCCCTAAAAATCCTAATACTGCACTAAATGGCATATCAATCCCCTTTAATCAAAATCTCATCCACTTTAGACGGGTCTTTCTCGTCTGTGGCATGAATACAAAACCAAACACAATCAGTAATCGCCTTAACTCCATGCGTAACACCAGCCTCAATCTCAATGCAAGCAGGAGCAGAAACAATATCAATCTCAGTACCACGCAAAACAGCAACCTTGCCATGAGCCAAGATAGACAAATGACTAAAGTTGTGCGTATGCTTCATGATTGCCATGCCAGCCGTAAAAAACGACTCCTTAGCATATAACCCATCACTGAAATGATGAGTAATGCGGAATTCTGGGTCTTGCATAATCATGCTGTTCTTTGCCACATATACACAACAATGTATGGTGGCAAGTTTGCATTTGTTCCAGATACACCAGATGAATCTGTTGTAAATGTATGCGTATGTGCATTCAAAGGATTCCAAGGAACTGGTGATCCTACTGTTACATTTGTTGGCATTGGGTAATTTGATGGAGTCCCAAAGCCTAAAGACACACCATCCATTCTTCCTGCCGCAGTTGGATTTGATGAATTCGTTGTTCCAGTATGTGTATGGCTTACAACAACTGCATCTGCACTACCACCAGTAGCGCCAGCACTAAAACCACCACCATTGCCAATTAATACACGACCAGCACCAAATGCAGTCCAAGTACCAAAACCTATCAATGTTGCAGGATTGGTTGATACAGTAGCTGTGTAAATAGCGCCAACAGGAAATAAAGCAGACTTAACTACATCAGCCACATCCTGCACAAAAGCAGTTGTAGCTAGTTTTGTAGTGTCATCAGATGATGATTGAGTTACGCCAGTAGTACCAGTTGGCAATACTGGAGAACCAGTAAATGTAGGACTTACCAAGTCAGCCTTAGTTGCAATAGCAGTTTGAATGTTATTGAACTCAGTATCAATCTCAGTTCCTTTAACAATCTTCAAAGGATTGCCAGAAGTCAGATTGTCTTTACTGGCAAAGTTCGTTGATTTTGTGTAGTCTGACATGATTTCCCCTTTAACTTATTTTGCCATTTTTGGCTTGAATTTCAATCTTTTGAATAGACAACGAAGTCCCATTTATGTTTGTTTCATATCCAGTTTGAACAACCTTGCCCGAACCAGAAGCAGAAACAGTTAAAGTTTGCAATGCAACACCATCAGAGTATTGTGCAACTACAGTGGCATTAGCACCATACTCAGCAATACCATAATAAGACTCACCTTGCGATGGAATATTGTCGTTGCTAGACAAATAGTTTGTCTTAAAGTCAAATCCCCACTTAAAGGTAACAGTTTGATTTGTACCACCAATAACCACAATAGACAGCTTCTTTAGAATAGAAGTTTGGTTTTGATTACCAAGGTCTGCATGGTTTGTGTAGTACAACATACGATACGAAGACTGATAGTCTTGGTAAGTACCATACAAACCAATATAGCCATTCTTGCCAATGTACAAACTACCATCACGCCTAGACAAAAATGCTGTTGGAGTTATAGAGTCCCAAGTTGTTGCTCTTGCCGCACCATCAGGCAAATAAGCCTTGGTATCGAAACAAAATACAGCGCCTGTAGATGGTGTAGCCAACAAGTAAAACGCTTCACGCTCAGAATATACAGACTTAACATTTTCCAATGTCTCACCAGCAATTACAGTCATCAAGTCATTACGAATATTCTTAGATAAGTCTCTCTCAGGCGCAGACTTCTCTTGAATTGTCCTCATCAAAGAACGAACACCTGAGTTAGATAAGAACAGCACATCAGTGCTTGTAGTCTGAATGCTGTCCCTAGCAATGCAACCAATACCCTCAACAGTGTCACTCAATGTCATAGTTGATGGAGCAGTAGCGCCAGCATAGACAAGAATCTGTCTCCTGCCAAAAATAAACAAGAATCCATTGTGAGCCGCTAAACCAGTAATCTGGTCAGCACCATTTACCCACACATTGTTTACATTTAAGCTACCAGCAGTTCCTGTAGACCATACATGACCAGCAATCAAGTCGCTGAAGTAAACAGTAGCATTATTAGCAGTTGTGGTTGCCGCCCACAATCTACCAAACGCTGAAATAACAATATTTGCATCAGGAACAGTAGCGGCATAACCCGTCTTTTCACTAACTCTGCGATATGTCGTAGTGCTAACAGCAGGGTCATAGATCAAAGGATTGTGACCAGACTGAAAGAAGTAGGTAATGCCATTCAAAGAAGCGCATTGCCAATTACTTGCAGTAATTGTTGGAGCAGTACCACCCCCTCCATAGGTAAGTTCAGTAACAGTATTAGTTGAACTTAACTTAAATATCTTGTTGTTACCAGCAAACAATACAGTCAAAGTACCATCAGCCTGAACTAACTCATGGATGACCTTAACGTCATTAGCGCCTAAATCACCACTAGACGCATTTACTCTAGACCAACCTTTGCGTGAACCCATCCGACCATACTGGTCAATAATGCAGTTTGTTGCAACCAAAGCATATCCAGCCGCAAGATCAAGAGGTGAATCTTGCGTATTCAGACCATAAAGTGCTGGTGCTGAAATGCTAAAGGTTTGTATTGGCTGGCTCATACTGCCACAAACTCCTGATTCTCAGGATAACGAGTACCTTCCAAAGCAATGTAGTCAGACAACATAGCTTTATACAACTGGTACGCCTCAGAAGAAGACAAACCACCATCTTCACCACGCTCTACCAAAGCACGAGCATAAGCATTCTGAACAACTAGAACATCAGGAACGGAAACAACAGTTGAGTCTGATGACAATGTGGCTTGTGGCACTGTTAAGCTAAATGGAATGCTATACACACCATCAGGGCGTGGATACAAAGTTACCTTAGTGTCATAGCTACCATTAATGCCATCAAAACAAAATTCTGATGGAATTCCACTCACAGGAGTAGAGAAATTCTGCTTGCGATTCATTGAAGCAAAATCAATATTCTTCATGCCAATGTTACTAGTGGCATTGATAACATCAATAACTTGGAACTTTTGACCAGCGCCTGTCAGGGCATAAGAGTATGTGCCTGAAGTAGTAGACAGAGTAATAGTAGTGCCTAGAACATTCCAAGCATAAGCATCTTCAATCTGACGCTTGGCATCATTTACAAACTTGCCAATTAAGGCAGAATAAGATGTTTCGGAAACAGTAGAAACTGCTGTCTCACGCAACCTAACTAATACGTCATTTACAAGTTCTAAATAGGTCATCTGCTTCCAGCCTTTGCTTTGTTCCTTGCGGATATAGCTTTAGCTTTTGTCTTTGCGTCTTCCTTGGAGTTTGCACCCCAAGCCTTCAACGAAAGAAGCA